CTATCCCGTTGGCCGCCACGTCCGGGTAGCGCGCGAGGTACACGTTCGGGTCCCATGCCTCGGCGGTCTTCTGCCACTGGAACTGCGCGCGCGGGATCGTCACCGGGTCCAGCTTGGCATGCGTGTCGATCCAGTACCAGCCGCCAGACTCCTGGTTAACCGGCCTCGTCTGCTTGTCGAAGGCATGCAGCGATGAAGGGCTGGTGTTCCGGTCGTAGGGCGCGGTGCCGTTCATCGTGGTGTAGGTGGCAGGCACACCGGGGTCGCGGCCCTCGCGCGAGCCAATCGACTCGAAGTGGTCCTGTGCAGTGCGGGACCACCCTGCCGCCCGGATCTCGGGATAGCGCGAGAAGTAACTCGCCTCGTCAATCGGCCCTGATGGATAGCCGAAGGCGACCACATAGGGGTTCGTCGTCGAGTTGCAGTACAGGGTGTCGATGTTCGGGTTGATGGGCTGCGCCGCCGCCCATGCCGCGGACTGCTGGCGCATGTCGGCGGGTGACGTCGACGGGTTGTAGGTGGTCCACTGGTTGCCATCGAGCAATGCGTACTGGATGCCCACCTGCTCGGTGGTGTAGTAGCGCCCCTGGTTGGCACCGTAGTACCAGTCGAGCGGCACCTCGTTCCAGACCGAGTCGCCAACCCGGCGCCAGTAGGCGACGAAGTCCGCCCAGAAGGCGATCTGCCCGAAGGCCGGCGCCGCCTGGAAGATCCCCTTCGGGAACTGGAAGTCCATGTTCGCGCAGATCGTGTCGATCTTCGTGCGCACGGTGACGGGGACGTAGCGCTGCAGGTTCAGTGCATATTGGTCGTAGCCGATGCGGTTGGAGTTGAGCCGCAAGTCATCGCAGTAGCTGTTCTGGTGGTAGACCACCTGCGGGGTGTACTGGTCCCATGGCACATCGCCGATGCGGATGTCGTACAGGTTCACATAGCCCAGGCCGAAGTCGTAGAGCGCCGACAGCGTGGACGAGCTGCCCCAGTTGTCCACGTCGGGGTTGTTCGCGATCGGCGGCATCACCTTGTGCTGGCCGTAGATCACGAAGCACGCGCCGTACGGCCGCGGCTGGTTGGACTGGCCGGCCAGGGTGTACGACTGCGGGCCGCTCACGCCGATGGCCGAGGGGTTGGCAGTGCTGATCGAGGCCGGGGCAATCAGGGCGCTGATGACCATCCCCGCCACCATCGTGATGCCGATCCCGATGGCTGCACCTGCTGCAGCGCTGCCGCCGAACCAAGCTGCCGCTGCGGCAGTGCCGAGGCCAGCGCTGAAGTACGACACAACGATCATCAGGATCACCCCGACGATCTGCTTGCCAGTGCCCTTGCCCCCGCCCGGCGTCACCATGATCAGGATGCGGTCCCCTGCACGCAGCCTGAAGCCGTCCCAGTCCGCCACGATGGTGCCGTGGTTGTAGACCGTCAGCATGTGGTGCATGTCTGCAGGCAGGCCCGCCAGCAGTTCGCGCACGGTGCCCCCCTCGATCAACGCAATGTGCTCGGTGCGGCCACCGGGCAGCAGCAGGCGCGCGGCCTCGTACAGGTGGGGATCTGTCTGCGGCTGCTGCGGGGTGACGACAGCGCCCGTGTCGGCGTCGAAGGTCAGGGTGTCCATCGGTAGGTGCCCGTCAGGCAGTGCGACCACAGCAGGCTGCGCAGGGACTCCACGCAACTGTTACGCCCTGCCAGCGAGTGCAGGAAGTCACCGCCGCCGATGTCGATGCCGCAGTGCGTCTCGAAGCCCCTGATGCGGAAGATGTGGATCGCGCCAAGCGGATACGGTTCAGCCTGGTCGAGCGCGGTCCAGTGCGGCAGGGCTGTCTCGCGGCGGATGTGCTCGCAGGCGTGGGCGAGGATCTCCGCCTCGGTGTAGAAGTACTCGGGATATTCGATGCCGAACAGTTCGCGCCCTGCGAGCAAGACCAGGCCCCAACAGTCCGCCGCCTCGTGCGTGCGCCCGAGCTCCCTGTACGGGATTCCGATGAAGTCCACGAGCGTGCGGCGTGCGAGTGCGGTGGTCACCTGAACAGCCCTGGAAATTGAGGCGGCACATAAGACTCGGCCGGAAACTTCTGCGCGATGAAGTTGTCGACGTCGAGCCGCCCCTGAATGGTCATGGCGTCATAGGTCACCGAGACAAGTTTCAGGAAAGCGAAGGACTTCTCGACGGTGTCGGGATAGGCGCTCGTCACCAGCTCGATCATGATGTTCGGCGCGACCAGCTGCGCGCGCACGAAGTGGATGATCGCCGCGTCCACGTTGGACAGCACCAGCGAGACCGAGGGCAACGACTCGCTGTCGTCCGAGGGCAGGGTCACATTGAACGGGAACGGCGCGTACACGATGCCCCTGCTCGTGATCGGCTCGCTGTTGTTCACCACGTAGATCGCGTCGGTGCCGTCGCCGGTCCAGATCTTCAGCAGGGTCAACCACGCGACGATCGATGACGACGCAAGGGCCTCGGGGATGTTGACAGGCTGGACCATTGGGACGGCCTACAGGGTGGCCCACTCGGGCATCTGTTCCAGCGTGACCGAGGCACGGAACGCGCCCTTGTTTGCCTCGGGCCACTCGATCACCGGGGCCTGCGTCATGCGCATCACGACTTCCTTGCCGTCGGGCCGCTTCACGCGCGTCGGCCAAACACCCGCCCCGCAGTTGACGCGGAACCATGTCTGGAAGTCCTCGTACAGGCTCGCCTCCAGCGTGACCGCCGCCTCCACCTGCCAAGCCGCGGCGGTGGTGCGCCGGCGCACCTTGGTGAAGCCGCCCATGTCCATCTCGCTGCGGATAACCGCAGAGGGGTCGTGCTCGCGCCATGGCTGGAAGCAGCCGTCCAGGCTGGCGGGGCGCGTTGCGATGGTGATGCCTGCCATGACTCATTTACCCCGCTGCAGGTTGACGCGACACGCCGTAGGTGCTGCGCATGGTCCGGTCCATCGAGCCGTCGTTCATCATCGCCTTCACGGTGTTGCGCACGTAGATGTCGATCTGCTTGCTGCCGTCCGTGTTGTCCTTGCTGGCAGTCGCGATTTCGCTGCCGTTCGTGTTGTGCACGTTCACGACCACACCGGACGACGCCACGCCGAGGTCGCCGGATGCATTGCGCTGCAGCGGCACCACCGCTTCGGGGCCCGCCTCGCCAGCGACCGCCAGGCGGCCCTGGTTGCGAAAGAACGTGGGGCCCGACAGGATGCCGCCCGCGGCCATGTACTCGATGCCGGAGGCATTCCACGCGGCGCCCTGCGCCTTGCCGCCCGTTGCCCCGCCGAATCCCGCGGACTTCAGCGCGTTGGCGATCTCCCACTGGACGATCAGCTTCGCCAGCATCTTGATCATGTCGGTGACCATGTCCTCGAACGACGCCTTGGTCTTGCCAAAGCCGTCGATCATGTTCCCGACAAAGTCGGTCACGAACTTGCTGCTCGCGTCCACGATGGAGTCGCCGAGCTTCTCGAAGTCACTGATGGTCTGCGTGGCTGCATCGTGCACCTCGCCGAGGGTCGGGGCCACGCCTTTGGCGAACTCCGCTGCCGTGACCGAGCTCTCGCCTAGGCGCTTGAACCACTCGTTCTGCATCGCGGAGTTTTTCTCGGCGGCCTCGCGCATCTTGTTGAGCTCCACCGTCACCGCCGCGATGGGATCCGTGGCCGCGCGCATCTTGAGGATCTCTTCGCGCAGGAGCTTGGCTTGCGTGGTCGCGCCCTCGCCGGCGTCCTCCATCTCCTCCAGCCGCATCGTCATGCCCGCGATGATCCCGGGCGTGCGATCGAGCTCGAGCGCCGCCTTGGAGACCTTGGCGAGCGCCTCGGCCAGCGCATCGGGGCGCAACTTGTCGAGGGTGACCTGCAGCTTCTTGGCCCACTCGCTGGAGCCCTCGCCCACTGCGTTCAGATCGGCGAGCGCGCCCTCCAGATAGGCCACCTGCTTGTCGACGAGCGCGAGGCTCTCCTGTGACTTGTTCAGGCTCTCGATCCACTTGTCGAACTCTTCCTTGGTCTCCTTGACGGCCTTCTTGCGGCCGCCCCCGCCCTTCTTCGCGGTGCCCTCGAGCTGCTTCTCGAGGCTCGCCAGTTGCTGCTCGTACGACTTGAGCAGGAGCGCATCCTTGGCGACCGTGGGGTCGAGGTAACTCATGCGGTCCTTGAGCTTCGAGATCTCGGCCGGCAACTGCGCGAACTTCTGCGCGGCCTTCTCCGCGCTCGCACCGAACTTGTCGAGCTCGGTCTGCGCGCCCGGCAGCGCCTTCGTGCCCTTGATCAAGGCCTCGCCGTAGGCATCGACCGAGCCGGCGAGCTTGCTGGAGTCCTGCCCGGCCACCACGATGGCATCGCCGAACGAGCGCGCGACGATGGCCGCGACGGTCATCTGGCTGGCCATCTTGTCGACCCACTTGATGGTCTCGGTGATCGGCCCGATCATGTCGACGCACCACTTCGAGAACGCCAGGACGCTGGGCATCAGCTCCCGCACGATCTCGCGGCCGAGTTCCTGCGCCGCATCAGCGAGTTTGGCCAGGTTGTCGTTGAACTCGGCCGACTGCTGCGCCGTCTCCTCGCTCACGACGCCGTGCTCGCGCTTCTCCTGCGTGAGCTTGTCGATGGCGTCGGCCCCCGCGTTGAGGTACGGGACCATCTGCAGGCCGACGGTCTTGCCGAAGATCTCGATGGCGAGCGCGGTCTTGTCGATGCCATCGGGCGCCATCGAGAAGGCCTCGGCCATCTTCTTGAGCGCGGTCTCGACGTCGTCGCCGGCCGCGATGCCCATCTCGCGCAGCTTGCGTGACGTGTCATTGCTCTCGTCGCCGATGTCCGAGAGCTTGTCCTCGAAGCGCCCGAGCATCGCGGTGCTTTCCTCTCCCTTGAGCCCGGCGAACGAAAGGGCGTAGCTCAACTCCTGCATCTTCTCGACCGTGGTGCCCACCTGCTGCGCGGTCTTGGTCATCTGGTCGGCGGCATCGACCATCGAGAGGAAGCCCTCGACCGCTTCCTTCGCCAGCTCGGCGATGGCGAGCGCCTTGAACACGCCGGTGATGGACTCCGCAAAGCCCGCGAGCTTGCCCTCGATGCCGCCGATCTGGTCGCCCGCCTTGCTCGCGCTCTCGCCTACCTTGTCCAGTTCCTTGATGGCCGGCGTGGCATTGACCCCGAGCTCGATGAGACGCTTGATCCCTTCATCCATGGCTCACCCCCTGCCGCCGCGCTTCGGGCTGATCTTGATGAACCCGGTGCGCGACGGCCCGCGCGACTTGCCCCGGCGGTTGACCACCTCTCCGGCCACGGCATGCCGGACAGTGAAGCCCGACAGCACGTTGAAGCCGCCGAACAGGGGCGACGCAGCGGCCGCGCGCGCAGCCAGCGCCAGATAGCCGATGCCCTGGTTCCTGGTGGCGACCTTGCCCTTGGCGGTGCGGCGGAACGACAGCTTTCCCGCGCCGGACACGCGCATGTTCACCGCGGTCGCGTAGGCCTGCCCGCCCTGGCCAGTGACGCCCACAGGCATGAGATAGATGACGTCATCAGGGCCCATCGGGATACCCGAGGCGCCGCCGATCGGCAGGGGCTGCACGCGGCCGTTGCGCACGTAGCGCCACTGCCAGTTGGACATGTCCCCGAGCTTGCCGCTGCGTGCCTGCGTCGAGGCGTCGATCGCGCGCTTGAGCCCCGTCTTGAGCGCGGTGAGCGCCTGCATCTTGAGCCGGTTGCCGAAGGAGACCACCACCTTGCGCTGCGCGCTTGCGATGCCCCGGCCCCGGATGCCGTCCACGTCGGCGAACGCGGGCGGGTTCTGGATGTCGATCTGCGCCTGCATCTCCTGGCCGGTGATCGCCACGAGGAACCTGCGGATCTCGTTGATGCCGTAGCCGGTGACGTCCAGCTTGAACTTCTCGCCAACGCTCCCGTCCTGCGCCTTGTACGTGCGCTGCTGCTGGATGGGCAGCAGGTCCGTGGGCTGCTGCGGGATGCTGACGGCGTAGTCGGCCATTACCGGTGCCCTCCCTTGCCGCCCTTGCCGCCGCCCACCATCGAGATGAGCTGCGAGGCGGCCTGCGGGTCGGTGAAGTCCACGATGCCGTGCGCGCGGTTGTGCTCGCGCTGGCGCTGCACCGCCTGCTCCTCGAAGTACACGTTCCACCGGACATACTCGGTCATCGTCATGGTCTCCGTCAGTTCGCCTACGGTCTTGTGCAGCGTGATCGCGAGTTGGTGCAGCCCCCGCTCCAGCGGGGTCAGCCGTTTCCCGCGTCGCCCTCGACCGGCTCGAACACCGGCGTCTCGTTCACCTCGCTGTGCGCGCGCATGAGCAGCTGG